TGCAGCTGAGGCTACTGATGGTAGCAAAGCGGGTATAGCTTTTTTTGCTATAAATGGTAATGCTTTTGTGGCTATGAATGAACCGGCTGCTGCTAATGCTGTTCCTATTGGCATATTATAATTTTTTTATCATTTCTTTACAGTTTACGTCTCCTTTAATATAACCCCACTCTTCATAGGTTTCAATCAGGTTATTGTTTTTTAAAATAGCATAAACATATTTACTTCCTTGTTCTTGACAAAGGCTTGTTAAAACGCCTATCAAGTATTCTACTGCTTTGTGTCTTAATTTTTTATCTACATTTTTGTCTGAGATAATCCATTCTACCCACGATACTTTAGAGTTGGTAAAATACATAAAGCCAGCGCAAATAGGCTGTTTATTATGCAAAACCATTACTCCACCTTCTCCATCTTCTGGTAAAAATTCTTTTGGTGGTGGAGTCCAACCCCAATCTTTCCACCAATTTACCAAAACTTCCTCATAATCTGAAGGATTTAATTTAATTATATTAAAGTCCATGCTAGACAAAGATACTAATTTTTAAGGATAACTTTTCATTGCTTCTGCCTCAACAGCAAAGAGCTCAGTAGATGTGGTGTTTTCATTTGTTAATGTAAATGTTAGTTGATGGCCTAACATACCATGTGTTTCAGCTTCCATGTTTTTAATATACAGAATGTAAGGTTGTGCTTCACTTATAATTGTGCTTCCTGTAACAGAAGTATTCACTAATATTCTATTAATACCACTTCTTAAGTTAACCTCTATGTTTGTAATCGTACCACTTAAACTAACTGTAGTATAAGCACCTTCCGAAAAATAAATATAATCTCCAATACTTACTATACTACCTACAGAGACTAAAGGAGAAACTGAAAAATTAATTGTTAATACATTATTACTCTGCGACCAATTCAAAGCTTTACCTATACCATTAGCAGACCTTAAAGCATATTCATCTGCAGCTGCAGGAACTGTTCCTGTCTTTCTTAAATATGCAAAGTAAGCTCCTTCTTTTTTCTCAAACCAAGTCGAGTCTACAAATCCATCATTTTGTATATCAGTTTGTAGAGTAGCTGTCCAAGGTGAATCAGATTCTAAGTTTAATGTTTTAAAAACTTTATTCTCTAAAGGGTTTTGATTGAACACACTTGTTATTTGTGAGTTATATTGTTGTCCATAATAATTATTTCTAAGCTCATTAGTATTATGCTTATATAAATTACCCCCTTTAAATGAATATAAATAGTTATTCATCCCTAACATCATATCGGGTACATAAGAATAAAAAGATGGCCATCCTTGGACTCCTTCACTATAAGTTAAAGTATATTGTGTAAGCACCGGCGATGGTACAGGCGGTACAACACTTGGAATTGGTGATGGTACAGGAGTTGGAGTTGGTGGTGTAGGAGAAGGACCAGTACAAGTAGTAGAGTTAAAAATTAAATTGTTTTCACCACCCATATATCCGTGATAAAAACACTCATAACTCATAATAAATGGACCACCAATAACAGTCAATGTTACATCTCCCCAGTAATAAGTATAAGGGTTTCCATCTAATCCATTTTTTACACCCACAGATGTGGTACCGGTATAAGTAAAAACATTAGTAAGATTAAAATTTTGAAATGCAATTGGATGCGCAACAGGCACATTCTTTAATATATAAGTACCTACTGTAACACCATACGTACCGTAATTACTTCCAAAAACATATTTATTACCACCGCTAATATTTTGCATTGTAACTTCTTGCGAAGCAGTTAAACAATATTCAGGTATAGGTTGAGTAGAAGGAGTTGGTGGTGTGGGTGGTGTTGGCGTAACAGGAGTTGGAGTTGGTGCAGGAGATGGTGCAGGATTAACCGTACCACAAGCACTAGTACAAGATACAGTAGTATTTACTGTTTCTCCCGAAGTAGAGTTTTTTCTTATACCCCCGCTTGCGGCTGTTATATCAATACAAGGCGATGATATTTCTCCTTCAAGTAATATAATTCTTTGCTTTGTGCCATCACAACAAGTTACAGTCCAATTACATTCCCCTCCAATTGCTCCTATAGGGCACGACAAGCTATAAGTTACACAAGACATAAATTTATTTTAATATACAAATTTACGAATTTAAAAGTTATGTTTAATTTTTAATCCATTCTCGTACGAGATTATAAAATGGTGTATGAGGATATGATGTAACATCGTGATTTGGAAAGGTAGCTTTGTTAAACACTTTATCCACACTATAGTGAACAAAGTAATGATTGGAAGGGTTATACTCATTATAAGATGGGATATAAGTGTTGTCCTGACTAATCATTTTGATTTTATGATTGTGACAAACTATAGAAAATGCAGTCATACACGACCACCATTTCCACATAGGGTCACAGTCAGACTCTATAATTTTTTCCGATATATCAATTACATCATCTATAATCAACTTTAAGGTTTTGTTTTTTATAAAGATAGGAATGAAACCACCATTCATATATCCTTCTTCATTGTGGTGTAAGTATGGCTGAATCTTGTAGTAATTTTTTTTTGATGGATTCGCAATAAACATGTGCCAGTCTTCGTAGCCATCATAACAAATAACATTGTCATCTCCAGGCATTACATTATCATATTTTTTAAGAGACACTACATCCATATCAGATAAGACAATGGTGTCGTCATCATTAAAATTTTTTAACAAAGGTTTTACTGCAGCAAATACATTTATTACTACACAATTATCATTTTTACTTTTAACATAATTCCATATAGAAGGAACCATATAATAAGGAAGACCATGTAGATTCCAATCTACATCATTAAAACTTTTATCTTTTAACGTATTGTGTTTTACAATAGTTAGCATACTGTTTTGATAAGCTTGGTCACCGTATACATTTTTTTGGCCAAACGCCCACAGATTAGCCATCCACTTATATCTGTCTTCTACAATTGCTGTTGGTATAAATCGTAACATAATTAAAAATTTAATCCAGATTGAGCTGGTTCTGGGTATTCATGCCTAAGACCCAATGTGTTTTTTATTAAAGTTTTTGAAACATCTTTAATTGAAATAGGAAAAGATATTTGACATTGTAAATGATTGTCATTTAACAAGCTATCATTAAAGCTTTTTAAAATTAATTCAAAATCTTTGTGTTGTGTATCATACAACATTAAACCAGTCAAAAACATATCTACATTGTGACCTTCGTATTTTTTTACACTAGTAAGTATTTTGCTCATATCTACTGAATATCTTTTAAAACACATAGAGTTAAAAAATTCTTTATATACATCTGCATTGTTTTTAAAAGCTAAAAGAGGATACCCTTCAATTAAAGATATTAATTTATCTACATGCTCTTGCATAATCATCCACTTGTGGTCTATATATAAAATATATTCTGCTTCAGGTTTTAAAAATTTTAGCGTTTTTACTAGCTTAGATTGCCTGCTAGCTTCAAGTAAATTATTAGTGTGCTCTTCTTGAACAAAATAAACATTCCATCCTTGTTTAACAATTTGATTGGTTTGTTCTTTGTTTTTACTTGTAGTTACAACGTAAGAGTTTTCGCAATCAGTGTAATGAACTTTTTCAAAATTTCCAAACAGTCCTGTAACAACAGCTACCTTCTTCATTAATAACCTTCTAATTGATAATGAACATAAAAGTTTCTAAAAAACTCACCACCAAAAGGTTCCTTTCTTCCATGCTCACATATTGCGGATTCGTATAATATCATATCCCCTGGCTTAGCATATACTTTATACCACTCTTTGTCGTGACCTTGTATATCTAATGGCCAGTCATCTGCATATTTTTTATTCTGACATCCACACGTTAAATCTTTATCAACTATTATGATAGAAGAAATATGATGAGTGTCTACTCTATCTGTGTGTTCTTTAAGTGTAGCTCCTTTTTTGTAGGACCTTATCCCGTATATGTAATTGGGTATTAATTTATGATTACAAAACTCTTCATGTATAGGCTTAAGCTCTTGATGAATAATACTTTTTATTGTAGGTAGCCATCCAAAATCCATAATAGTGCTTTCTCCAGGAATCCAATTCTCTTTATCTTCAAAATTCTCTTCTATTTCTTTTTGTTTTAAAAGCTCATAGCTTTCCCTTATTAAAGACCAGGCTCTGTCTGGACATTTTGTTAATTTAAAACCATTAGACGTAAGGATTGGTATCTTAGATGATTGTTCAAGAGGAATGGTTTCGTTTACTTTTACTATTTTACTTTCATTAGTAGGTTGTTCTACTATTACTTCTTTAGAATCTTCATACTGTTGTGCATCTCCTGCTCCGTCCCATTTGTTTTCTCTCCACCAAGATGTAACAATATATTTTTTACCAGACGTAACCGGGACTCCTTCGTGCAACGTCTCTGGCAATACTTTATTATCTTTCATGTTTTCCCACCATAAAGCTTTTCCTACTTCAGCTGTAATTTTTTTATTTAAACTAGGGAAATTTGTTTCACCTCCATCAAAATCAGCATTTAAATATATCATCAATGTATGTGTTCTGTTACCAGAAGATTTACAGTGCATGTCGTAAGCCTTTCCAGTAAAAAAATCATTATGTGGTTTAAAGTATTGACCAGGTTCATAGAGTTGGCCTTGAAGTGCCTCACCTTTTTCTAAAGATAAATTAAGGTGTTGACTAATTCTTTTATGAATACTATTAACAATAACATTGTTAGTGTCTAAATTACTAGTGCTGGAAGTTCTGTGGTCTGTTATATCTGAGCGGTCAGTTCCCGCAACGACTACCGAAGAACGACTATGATTTGCGTCTATCAGTTTTATTATCTCCTTACACTCATCAGGTGTAATGAAGTTTTCAATTTCTTGCATTTAATTAGATTTGATTTATATAAAGATATTAAAATTATTGTATGTTACACACTTCACATGAACCAAAATAATTTCCAAACCATTGTCTTGAATAACTTCCGTCTGCTACAAAAGTAGCTGCTGCTAAACTATCACAGCTATTGTTTGTTCTATAAAATGCTGTAGCTTGACAAAGTGATGAAGCATCAAAATACATTGTTTCTGAACGAGACGCATTACAAGCTGCTAATGCTGATGACCCCGTTGACACGCCATTTATAGCAAAACACGTTGTAGGAGTAGGCGTTGGTGTTGGAGTAGGCGCTGGTGTTGGTGATGAAGCAACACATGTACTACAATCAGAATAAGGAGTATAGTTTGTATAGGTAGGCCCAGCAACTCCTGCTAAATCTATGTATTCATAACAGATACCCGATATTTTAAGTACAGTTGGGAAGTTCGTCCCCCCTGGTCCACTAACCGTTGCTAATATATCTAGTCCTCCTGTAGCACAATCCCCATATCTTGCATATACAGTTGCAGGAACAGGTGGCGGACTAGGAACAGGCGGTACAGGTGGCGATGGAGCTGGTTGAAAGCCTCCACAACTAGACCGTATAGCGATAAAAGTTACTTGCGAATCATAAAAGTTTGCGCTTGCATTTGTAATAACCCAATATTTAGTTCCATCAAACGCTGGATTTCCTCCTGATGCAATACCCAGTAAAGTTAATGCTAATCCATTAGCTAATGTAGGCGCAGTTAAATTTGTTACTCTTACATTATATGTAGGAGCCCCTTGATAACATTCTTGAATTTCTATATCTTGAAAAGTATTTGGGCTTGGTTGTGGAGTTGGTGCAACAGGAGCAGGAACAGGAGGACATCCTGTGTTTGTTCCTACTGGCTGTATATTTTGACATCCCAAACCTTGGTCAGATGTTTGTCCAACATCTCCACTGTATCTATAAAAAACAGGATTACTTCCTGAACTTCCATCCACAAACCTTTGATTCGCTGCTGGCTGACTTGGGCTTTGATAATAACAATCTTGAGGCGAACTACCACTACTGTCTGGACAACCAATTAATCTATAAAACAACTGTGGCTGTGGTGTTGGTACAGGCGTTGGAGTTGGTGTAGGTGATGGCGTAGGCGTAGGCGTAGGCGTAGGCGTAGGCGTAGGCGAAATACCTTGACACGATGAACAATTTGTATATATCAGTGTTGGTATATCAACAGTGCTGGTAGAACCCGTGGTTTGAGGATTGGAGTAGCATAGACCATCCCCATTTACATTATTAACAACAGGTGGTATAACCAATCCTTGCCCTGCAACAAACCTAAATATTTGTTTTGTTGTAGCATCACTACATTCTGAATACTCTCTATATGTAAATGTAGGAGTTGGAACAGGAGTAGGTGTAGGCACGGTTGCCTGACACGCTGGGCAATCAACAAATGTTGTTAGCGTTGTTATATCAGTGTTTGAAATCGAAGAAGTTGATTGAGGGTTCTCATAACAATCTCCGTTAAATTTTATAAATCCTGGGAACGTATATCCAAAGACTCCTTTAGCAATCATGATAATGCTTGCATCATTACACTGCTGATATTGTTTGTACTCTACGGTTGGCGTTGGCGTTGGAGTAGGAGGATTAGGTGTTGGCGGTGTAGGAGGATTAGCATTTCTGTAATCATACACTATATACAAGTTATTCCCAGTAGTTGGAACTGTAAAAGCTCCAGAATATAAAGTTGGTGCTTGCGAAGTGTTTAATGGTATAGAGTTTGTTAAGCCTAATAAAGTAGTTATATCTGTAATATTATTAGCATACGTTGTGTCTGTTCTTAAATAACCAAATCCATTTGCAGTAGAATTAAACACAAAATCATCAAAGTTTATTTTATTAGCAGCTACTGTCATTACAGAGCCGTTTGTAGGTAATAAACCAACTCCTTGACTTCCACTTACAATGTTATACTGTGATATAACAAAGGTTCCTGTTCCACTTCCAAAAGGAACTAAATTAGATTGTGTTGCTGAAGATAAACTTCCGTCAGACCATGACGCTTCATTGTGAATAAACTCGCCTGCATTTATTGCGTCAGTTACACAAATGCTATAAAGATTTAATAAATTACCACTCGGACATCCAACCGTTATTTCAATAGTATCATCTACTGTCGCTGTAGAAGTAACTTCTATTACTACTTGATTTATTGTTGTACTGTTTTTGTCAAATGTAAAACTTCCACTAGAATATATTACTCCTGTCGTTGTAGTTACTCCATCATAAATAGCAGTAATAGTATATCCAATAGGACTAGTTGCACCTTCAGTTTCAATTTTATCACCTCCTTCAGTTATTATATCTTGTGATGTAAGCTCAGTTATTATATCTTGACTACCTTCATCTGGTATTACATACGATACCAAGACATCGCCTACTTGCTCTTCTAAATCAACACAGTAAATAAATTCATTATTAGCGGGAACAATTATATCTCTTGTAACCCCACACGCAGTACATTTAGCAACCTCTGGTTTTAATATTGTGTTAGAGGTTAAAACATACTCATTCATGTAAGGGTCATATCCCCCAAGTTTTTGAGTAGTAAACGCTGCTGTAAATAAATCTCTAAACCAGCTTCTCATCCCAGCTTCAGATATTATTTTTAATTGTTCATTTGCAGCAGAACTTCCAATTAAGTTTATAACCGCACTTCTTTTAGCGTCAGTAAAATATTTGTGCTCTCCCCACACTGCAAAACTTTCGGGATTGTTACTTATACCATAATCTTCGATACGAGCAATTTGTTTACCTAATACTTCAGGAACAGAAAGTAACTGCCCGTTACCACTTGCGTCACTTAATAAATCTTTTCCAGCTAGCACATACGAAATCTTATCTTCTTGTAAAACTAATATATCATCTCGCCTTGCATATAATATTTCAACATCACCAAATGTTTCTTCTAGTGGTTTAAAGTTTGCCAACCCTAGATTAAACTCGTTTAATTTGTTGACATTGCTTTCATCATTAAACACACCACTGTAAGTTAAATCAGCAAATCTATGAGCTTTTTGAAAAGTTGTATTAGATGTAGTAAAAGTTCGGTTTCCTAAATTAAACTGAGCTTCAAAAGACTCATCTAATATTTTATAACTTTCAACTCCATTTCCAAAAGTAAAACAGTTAGAAAAATCAGTTAATATAACCGCTGATATATCGGCCGCTATATCTTGATTTACAACATTACCTAAATGGTTTCCCACGCTATCTACTTGAAACGTTTGAGCACTTTCATACCACAAGTCAGGCAAAGCTTCTTTTGGTTCAGTTTCAAAAACCACTACTGAGTCTCTTCTATATATTGTAAAATCAACTCTTACCTGAGAATCACCTCTTGAACTTCTAGCTGCACATCCTGTGGTCCCTGAAACTAATAAATAAAAACTGTTTGGTGATGTGCTAGTATCTTCATAAAGTCTATAATAGTTTGTGCTTTTTGGACTAGTTGCTGTAGTACCAAACACAGTTGTAATATCTGAAGATGTATTAGAACCTTTGTTTGCTTGAGATGGTAACCCTGCTCCAGAGGTTGAGGCTATCAGTTCATTTTGAATATCATCCGGCACTTTGGATGAATTATTTTGTATTATAGTTTGTAAATCTTCTCCAGTAAAAAACTCTTGAACATTAGCATAAGTATCTGTACATATAATAGTTTGCTCTAACAGATTAGTTCTTGGTTCACATTGATTCCCCGTACCAGGTCTTTCTTGTTCAATTCTCATTACAACTCTCGTCCCTACAGGAAAGTTATAATTAGAGGTAAAGGCGCCAGCTGCATCTCTTAAAAAAAATGGATAAGCAATAATTGGAAATCTATTTGAGGCTTGAGCTGTTACCGGATTTACTTTTTCATCCACTACATCGTCGGCATCCATGACTGCTTGAAAAGCAATATTGTTCATCTTCATATAGACTCCCGCAGGAATTATACTTATGCCAGTAACTGTTATAAAGTCTTTTCCCTGATTAACTACCTCTAATACTGTTGCTTCAGTACATTGATTTAAAGGACCTGCTATATCTCTTTTAACTATTAATCTATCTCCATCTTTTACTTTTCCTATATTATCACCTTCTAATAAAAAATAAACATTATTACTATTATCGTCTTCATAAAATATACTTGTATAAATAGTATTATAAGTATCTCTGTCAGCCTTTATACAAAACTTATATCGAGTAGCAAAACTTGGTGCTCTTTGTGTAACGGGAATGGTTACTTGTATTTCATTTTTTGTGGATGAAGCATTACAACCAATAAAAGACGTGTTGTTTGTGCTTACTAAAGCAGTAGAAGCTCTATTAAAAGAATCCATATAGATTATACCTACTTCATAACCTCTGTTACTGTGCAGACTGCCGGTATTAGAGATTTCTGCTAGAGTGGCAGAAAAATTAGTAATTTTATAATACTCTACTAAAGTGTTGGTTCCCACTCCTGTCTCTTCATATTCCGCAGCTAGTATTTGTAATTGTAAAATATCAGGTAGAATAACTGATGCTGCAATACCTTCACCAGCAGAAGGCAAAGCTGGTGTCGAGCTAGTTCTACCAGTTCTATTTAAGTCATATTGAGTTGCAGCATTTGTTCCAAGCTGCCCTTCAAGAGAAAAATTAAATACATCTGTAAAGGTGGTTCCCGCTCCCGCTTGTGCATTTGCTACTGTTTGTATGTCAGCAGTAAGAGTTCCAAATTTAGCTTTGAAATCATCCTCAGCTATTAAATCTAATAAAGGAGTTTGACTTTGAGTTAAATCTTTTATTAGTGTATACGAAAAATGTATAGTTATAGGGCCAGTAGTTTGGTCGGGATTTAATGAAGCGGAACTCCATGAGTTATGTTGAAATGTTATTGAAAAACTTAAGGTTGCTCCAACCAACAATTTGTCAGTGTTGTCCGCAAAATTTATTCTTAATGCACTATTGGGAATGGTATTAACGCCACCTAAAGTATAACCAGAACTTGCAGTTGATGCAGGCAAACTGACTTCGCCTACTTCAGATTGAATAACTGTAGTAGTAAATTCTAATTTAACGGGTGAATTAAAAGTGTCTTTTAAGTCATACCCTTCTACATAGTTACCATAAACCAATCTATTGGCCATTAAAGTTTGAGCTTTTGAAAGCGTAGGTACATTATCAAAAGTTCTAAGAATTTCAGATTCAGGTAAAACAGAAAATATTTTACTATTATCAAATGTAAAAGTATAGTCAGTGTTATCAGAATAACCTCTTTCATTTTTTATAATTCTTTCAATAACCCTAATGGTAGAATCATTGGCTAGTTTATATAATATGTCCACTCCTTTAACTAGCTCACTACCTGAATTAAAAGTTACGATTACAGCATTAAACCTATTAGTCATTCCATCATTAGCAAAACTCTGTGCACTAAAATCAAAAGCTTTAGGTTGAAATGCAGGCTCACTAAACTGAGAAGTTGCTGAATATTCCGCATTACTATATCGATACCTATACCCAAAACAAATAAAATTTTCTGTAAGAAAAGTGTCATTGACAGAAGATTGTATTAACTGTAAAGTTGGAGCTTGAAAAGGTGGTTGTTTAACCACTTGAATTTCTCTTTCATCAAATTGGTCTATTTGATTTCCAATATTATTAGCAGCTGGATTTTCGTAATTAGTATCTATGTTTAATACTCGCGGAGGATTTGTGTTATCTGTAAAGAATAATAAATTATCTATTTTATTAATACCTGTTATTAAAAATTCAGGATTAAAATTCAGTGTTGTGTTTATGCCGCCTCCATTATCAATGCTATATAAATGATATAATATACCTCCAGTCTGAACATTATAAGAAACAATAATGTCTAATTTTCCAGTAGCTCCTAAAGTAAAAGCTGGGTCGTGAACAAACCAATATAGGGTTTCATTTGCTCCATCTTCAAAAACCCCAATACACCTAGCAGAATCACTAAGCTTAGTACCGTTATAAAATTGTATATCCGTAAGAAGCGTGTTTCCTTTTGAGTTTTCTACTGAACCAATCTCTGATTGTTCGGTAGAACCAAGTCTAACATTCACAGCATTTGTATACTCACCATTAGGTAATAGCCTTAATTCAAGGCTTTTATTCATTCGGCCAGCTATAAAATTTCTTTGAATGTTTGCCATCTTACTTTATCCACTTGTTTTCACCCCTCATATTCATAAGTAATCTACTTGGATGAATGTTACTTAATCTAATTTTTGCATTTCTTAACAAGGACTGTTTGTCTTTTCTTGCTCTGTTTACAATATATTCTTGTACTCCAAATTTATTATTTAATAATGAATATCTTATATATGCGTAAATATAATCTTCAAATAATTTATTCACACTAATTTGTGAATCGTTTCCATTTTCCATACCATCTGAGATATATTGTAAAACACATTGTCTGTTAGCCATGGTTGAATCAAAGTTAATAACACCAGCTTTTTTATCGATAGTAAACGTAGGGTTAATGTTAGCTGTTTCAGTATTTAAACCATATCTAGCTCCGATACGAGAATTGTAAATATCATCTTCACAATCAATACAGTTCCCATTAACATCCGCTTCATTGTTTTGATTTAAATAAATGCTGTTTAATGCTCCGCTTTTCCTGGTTTTATCTAATTCTGATTCTTCAATGTTAGCATTATCACTAGCGTCATAAGTAAAAGTGGATGATGCAGTTTGGATATAAGAAACGGCAGATTGCACTTGTATGTTTTCCGTAAGCTCTCTTAGGGTATTCCCGTGAAACAAATAAAGTTTTACCCAATTAACAAAATCAGAAGGAAGTACAAATCGTAAATCATCATAGATTGTTAATTCCAAAGACTTAATTTCTTTAAACGCGTCGTAGTTTAATTCTTGTATACCTCGTTTTGCGTGAAATAATATTTTAAATCTATTAACGTTATTTACTAATTCATGATTTCCCGCATACATCAACTGAAAATTTTTGACTACATCTACTAAGCTTACAAATTGATATGACCCCCAATTAGAATCTGTTGGGTTAACACCATCATTAGTATAATATTTTTTTTGGTTTATATATGCCATAATTATTTTTGATTATCTAGTTGTTGTTCATCTGTTAAACCATATTGCACAACTTCTTGCTCTCTTATTGAAATACCTGCATATTGTAATATTTTGGCAACTAAATCATTTGAATCATCTATAGGTAATTCAAAGTCTTGATAGTCTGCTGCTGTCTGGTCAAATAAAGGTTCTCCGTTATAAAGAGTAACATAAGTCCATTTAGGGTCTTTAGGGTATCTTATGTATTGTGCCTGAACATCTTGACCGCTATTAATTGTTGTAGGAAAAACAGTAATAGATTGACCTTCTTGTGTGTAGGCTGGAAACGTAGTATTAGGAGATGTTAGTAAAGAACTATTTAATAATGTTATTTTATTATGAGATACTTTCTCCGCTTCTCCTAATAAATTACCAGCAGAATAACATAAAACTTTATTAAGTAAATAATAGTCAGAGCCTGTAGTGTTTGTAGATGGTAAAAAATATATACTAGTATTTAAGGTTTTTTGAGTTAAATATTCAGTTATCGAGAAAGAATCAATTACCTCTTCATAACCTAATTTAATATTAGCATATCCGGTCCCTGACATCCTTGCATTTTCCTCGTTAATTTGCTGATTGTAATTATAAAAATACTCATCAAATAAATCTAACTGAGCCTGCTTTGCAAACAAATTAAAGTCACTAGGAGATATATATCCATAGTTGTTCTTATTAATAATTGCAAGAACTGTGTTTCTTACTGAATTAATCATTTGAAAATCTTTTTACAAAGATACATAAAATAAAAAAGCACCCTAAAATTGGGTGCTTTCATGTCGATAGAAAAGGAATTATTAAATTGTTGCTAGTGCTACACTAGTAAAGACTAAGCCTGGTGACTTTGAAACTGGCACTGCAGCGTTAGTCCAAGATGTTTCTGCTGCGGTTACTAATGCAGCATTTACGTTTGCACTGAATCCAGATGTTAAACCTGTTCCAGTAACTGTCATTTTGTGAGACCCTCCATTTAGGAAGATATCTCCAGCAGTTGAGCTTGTTGTTTCACAATACAAAATATCATTTGTATTAATGTGAACAACGCCATCACTAGCTGTATCTAAAGTTATATATTTTGGCATGTTTTAAAATTTTATGCGTTAAACAAAGCACTAAGTTACGAATTTTTTGCTAACTCTTTTAAATGCTTATATGACTCTAAACCATCATCGCTTTCAAAATATGACGCTATAATAAATAAAGGGTCCTCCCCGTATGGTATATTACACATTTTCTTTTTATTAGATGCTGTGTTAAACCATACTTCTTTTTTAGAATTTCTTAATTGAATTAAGTTCTTATCTAAAATGTTTTGTATAGTAGCGTTAAATTTAAGCGCAGGGTCTTTTAATAAATTCATAAAACCACCTGGGTTTTGTTTTGCAAATATTAATATATCTCTTCTAAGCTCTGCAGTTGTAACTTTTGAAACATCATTTTGAAATAATACTCTAGCTACATTCTCTACTTGAGCAACATCAAGCTGTCTAGCTTCAATAAGAGCATCTACTTCTAAGTTTAAATCCTCTACGAGCTCTGCCGCTTCTTTCGCTTTATTTACCTCGGTAAACACTCTTCCATTACCTGGGTGTAAAGCCATGAATTTTTGAAGGACTTGATTGTTTTTTGGAACATGTAAGAATCCATCTTCAAATACAATAGGTTCAAGTATAGCGTTATCATCTTGCTCATCTTGAAAAGGAGAGTTTTGATTTCTTGCATATCTAAGAGGTTTATTAAGACCTGTCTGCTCATCAAAATGTAACAGCGGAAACCTTGTAGTATGCCTTGATGCTAATATCAAAGATAAAGGAGCTGTTTCTCTTGTAAGTTTATATTGTTTATCTACAAATTTTGGTGTAGATTTTTTTGGTGTAGTTTTTACTGTGCCCTCTTGGGGACTTTGAATTTCTTTTTTCATTTGATTTAATTTAATTTGATTTTAAAAAAGGGGCGCATTGCTACGCCCCTATTATTTAATTATTAATCTTGGAATAAGAAGAAGTTGTTTGCACCTAAAGTACATACAGCTCTCTCAGACAAGAAGTTTACTTGCATGTTATCGATATCTGACGTTGCAGCACCACCAGCAGAACCAGTAATCCAAGTCTTATATCTTCTGTCTTCAGTTTCTGAAGCTCTATATCTAACATGTAAGAAAGGTCTCTTAGCGTTTTTACCAAGAATTTGGTCATAAA